ATAGTTTAATATTTAGTCATTTGGTGGGCCCGGAGAGGTTCGAACTCTCTATCTTCCGATTATGAGTCGGGTGCTTATACCGGGTTTAAGCTTCAGGCCCAACAAATACATTGTAGCACTATTGCCGATAGTTGTCAATATACCGTTTTAAATCGCCGTATAAGTTGGCCATCATAGCTTCTTGACTGCTAAAAAATACGATCGATTTGGGCATTTTTTTGTTGATAACAATATACCATGGATGTTGTAGTCTACGGTCCAACTGGACAATCATTCTATTATCCACAGACACCGGATCAACTGGATATTCGTAGTGCTCTAAATCAAGCACACAAGTAAAAGTTTCGTACCCTAGGTTAGTTAAACGTAGGCCACCACCTGCTCTAATATTATGCCACCATAATAATAATGCTTCGTTGGTAGGGATTTTAAATTGTTCAGGAAGGTGCTGTACTAGCTCTTCGGTGAGTTTTCTTTTATCACGCACTTATTTGTTTAATACATCTAACAACCAAGGTTCGGCAGTAGTTAGTGCTTCAAAGTATTCAGGCATAACGTCGGCGAATTTGACTTGTCGAATACGGTCGAGCTCAATTAATTCATACCAAAATTTAGGAAAGTATATATTGCATCCTGGAATATTGTGTTTTAGCAAATTGATAATAGAATCTAATTTCATTCTGGTATCGCCGGTTGTGTTGCTAAATTTCTCTATCAGTGTATTTTTAATAGACTGTGGTAAATGTCTAAAATCATACTGCTCAGGAGTGTAAACTACATTGATGCCTACATTGACTCCTCGGGATTTTAACCCTTCGTAAATTTCTTCCAAATACCAAATGTTAAAAATACTAACAGTTAAACAGATATACACGTTGACATTATTGTATTGTTTAGATAACGCAATAAAACGATCTAAATTTTCAAATACTCGATCAGGTTTAACACCGTGACGTATATAACTCAATTGGCCAGGATCTACAGCGTCAACACTTACTCCGATGTTAGCTGATTTAAATTTAGATAAACAATCTACGTACTCTTGATTCCAAATCGTACCGTTAGTGTGCATTTGCATATCGGTATTGGTAGCACCACCAGAATTAGCTACACGTATCATACGTTCCCACATGGCAGGAGCCAACATTGGTTCGCCACCATAAAGATCCAAGAATACCAAACCTGGTAGCCATTGTTCAAATGTGTCCCACACAGGCAAATTATCAGAACCAAAGCCATCACGAATAGTTTCAAACTGGCCGGTATATTCTTTGAATGTACCAGAAAAATTTCCTAATGCCTGTTCAAGTTTATAAAAATCTTGATATAGCCCAGTTGACGTAGCAGGTTGGCATGTACGACATCCCAGGTTACAAACATTGCTGGGTTTTAAAATCAATATGTGAGGTTGATCTTCTGGCAAATTCAGATCGGCCAGATCTTCATTGAATTGTTGTCGGGTAGATTTTACACCAGCGGCTTCGTCATTCCAACAGGCCTGGCAACTTGAAACAGGTTCCCCGGCATCCAGTCTTGCAATGATATCTTGTCTTGAACGACTGTTCCACATTTCTTGAAGACCATGTTCAAACAAATACATTGTCTGTCCAGTCTCGTTATGATTGAATGATGCATTATTTTTATTACAAACACAGCAGTCGCCCATGTTTTGTATTGCCATTGATACATGGGATAACTTGCAATAGGTTGGCGATGTCATGGATATACTTGATTACCTTGTTTAAGTAAGACTACAGAAAATTTATCGGTTTTGAATTGTGTGTTTAGTTTTTTTGCCAAGTTGATAGCGTGGCCTGGATTGGAAAACGAAACCTTTTTATATTTTGGTCCGGGATACTGCACCAAAAGATTGGACGTTTTTAGATTGATGGGCTTTGAATCGTAGAAGACAGCCCACGTGCCTTCTGAAGCTAATACTTGTTCAGTTTTGTACGTGGACTTATTGGTTATTTCGGCTAAAACTTTAGGTTTTGGGCGACTCATGATATAGTTATTTATTCCTAAATATACCTATATTATTTAAACGAGCCCCCACTTACTTTTACTGTAATTACTTCTTCGCCGGTATCTTTTAACATAGTAGTTTCTCGTAGAGTCTGCAGGTCTATAAGCAGTCTGGTGATATCGGCGTGTACGTCTTTGGCATCGGCCATGCTCATGGTAAAATCTTTGGCCCCCCGAGCTTCGAGACCTCGCACCCGGTCAACAAATTTTTGTAAAAAGATACTCATTGATGATTTTTATGTAAGTATGGTTTAAGATTAGGAGGGGTCCAACCTTCTGGCTTGAGTACTTTACCATCTTCACGTTTACGGACTTTACCAGTAACACGATCGATCTTGGCCAAGTTGGTAGCCATAACTTCGCGCCAGGCACCTTCGGGGTCTGCACCCATAGAATAGATGGCACCGATAGTAACTACTAAAATATCTACCAACGCATCTAAGTCATCCATTGGAGTAGTTGATGCTTTTAATTCTTCAACTTCCTCGTCGATTAGTTTAAGATACATTCCATATTGTGATTGGTTTTCTTCAGTAGTTGATTGCTCGCTCGCAATCATAAACTTCTCTTGATCCCTAAACGGATTTGTCATTATTAGCTTCCTCTTGTGTATAATATGGACCATGATACGGATATCTTTGTAACATGATTAATTTTGGACCTTGAATAGTTGTCCAATTACGACCTTTTTTAACTCGATACCACCCGGCCGCAAACCAACTTTTACTTTTATTAGTCTTAGTATAAATTGGCAACTTATGAGGAATATCCCACATTGGGTTATACATCCTTCCGCTAACAGGATATCCATGCACAGTGCTTTGTTGTAGAGGCTTAGTTTTTTTAGCAGATGGTTCGAAATGAATATGAACACGTTGTTCGACCATTTTGATGGTTTTAAACTGTGCTATTTGGTTATTAATTTTAACCTGGTATCCGCCATCACAAGCTTCTACATTACCGACCTTGCGGTCATTGTCTTTTAAAATCCAATATTGTTTATCTACTACTGGTAGTGCTATCAATGTCATTTTTGATTCCTTTTCCTACAAGCTTCTTTTACTGCTACAGGATAGTCGGGACTAATCTCTGCGATCCTACAATCATATTTTACTGTTACATGTTGAACATCCGCTGGCCAAAATGCCAGCGCCAGAACACCTAATAAAATTGCAAAGGTGACCGAAGTCCAAAATATATCTTTAGCCATTTAGAACTCCTTGATAAGTTGCGTTGAGCCATTGACTAACTATTTCAGCACTTTCGCTCAATTTGTTTAATTCATACTTGCCACAGAATTGCATAAACCGTACTCCTACTTGTCCAACATCTTTGTGACTGATCTGCTCACGTATTGCGGTATCAACTTTTATTTTAATCTCTTCTGGCTGTTGTGTCAAATCTACTAAATGCACATTACGCTCGTAATCATCTAATACACGGTGTTCAACACCATCAGGATCGGTCCAACGTTGTAGCATTAAATTGTTCCAGGCATAGCCCTTCTTGTCTCGATCAGCATACGCCTCTTGTAGGCCAACTTTGTTCTTGGTCCCTTTTGTGCGCACTCCAGGAAACGCTGAAAAAACATTGTCAGACGAATCGCCTCGCATGCACTTCTCAAAAAGTAACCACTTTGGGTCCGGCACTTTTTTAGGTTCCTTTGTCTTCTTGTCGATGACAGGTTTGTTTTTCGCATCAAAGATTCCTTCGATAGTAATAAGTTCGTCGGTAATGCCATTATACTGTTTAACATTTTCTGCCAGTAACTGCACAAAATCAGTATCACTGCTAATAATTACATGTTCGTCATGGGGGTGTAGTGCAATCCAGCGGGCTATGATGTCGTCAGCCTCGGCATTTTCATGCCTGATAACACTACAATTAGTTCTTTCTGACAAGTATTTAGTCAAATTATCATAGGTTTCCCAGAACATTCGATCTTCTTCTTGTTCTGTTTCTGTTAGTGCGGCACGGGCTACAGCACGATTGGCTTTGTAGGGTTTGTAAAAATCTTTACGCCAGCTACGACCTTCTAAGGCAAAAACTACGTGGTCTGCTTCGAATTTTTTAGCCACTTTATTAGCAGCCATTAGTGTAACGTGCAGGGCAAAACCTAACTTTTCCCAAGTGTCTGACGCACGATAAGCACCATGTCTAGCACGAAAGAAAAGATTAGCTGTGTCAATAAGAACATATTTCATACTGCTAGTATAGCAAATATTTTCTTATATGTCAAATGAATTTATTATCAACTATGTATTTGAGCATATAACGGCTAAACCAACTATGCCCATCTTTACCAAAATGCCAAGATTTTGGGCTTACAGTATCAATGCCGGCAGATCGAATTAAAGAGTTGTAGGTGTAGTTAGGATCATAAGGTCCAATATAATTATTGCCCCAATCTCGACGATCTTGTATTTTAGAAAAATCGTTATTGCCATTAAAGAAAATATGCGGAATCTTTTGATCTTGAAGTTCACAATGAAATTGCCAAATTTGATCGTGTGCTTCTAGTGTCTTGGCATTCCAATCTAATCCGATAATATAATTACGATATTGTTCTTGATATTCTGGAGGAACTATGTCTATACCACTTCCGTTAACTTGATAGTAAGTATCACCGATCAACCATTCTTCGCGTTCCCATGTTGACCATTGTATAATTACTAACTTTTCAGAATGTGGATTATCTTGCAACCATTTACGTGCAGTACGAAGTATTCTTGTATTAGAACTAGCACTTTCGGCATCGCAGTGGAATCCTGCATTTAATACAAGGCTTAGTAGTTTACCCCAGGTATATTGTAAGTTTTCAGGATGTGGCAGTCTTCCAAGATGTATTAGTCTTGATTCGTCATGGGCAAATGCGTGTGGATTTACTAACTCAGCGCCAGCAGTGTGACTATCGCCGTTAACATACAGTATCATTTTTAAGTAATTTTATTGTTTCTGCTTCGACAACACGTTTACGTAAACTACTTGAACTAAACGAATGATCTCGTCGGTTAAAGATGTGTCTAATACCTCGTGTATATCCCTCGGCCTCACCCGAGAAAGGTATGCCTTCGTATTCAACACCTAGAATACGTACATCAATTGGAAGTATTAGCAACAAGTCACGCAAGTCTTGTTCTGTAGAATACACAACTACTTCGTCAACATAACGACAAGCGGCTAGTTGAATCTGACGTTCTACAATCGTTTGTACGGGTTTATTTTTAGTATCGGGTCTGTCTATGGTTGGATCTGTTTGAAGACCAGCAATTAAGTAATCGCAATGATTTTTTGCTTCTGAAAGCATAGCTATATGACCAGCATGTAACATATCAAACGTGCTAAAAGTAATACCGATTTTTTTACCATCGGCATGTAATTTTTTAATGTGATTAAATATCATGAAACTTCGCTAAGTCCGTCGCCGATATCTCTAGTTTTAACAACACGATCTCTTTGTGGATCCATAGCTTCGTATTGTTCATATGTTTCTAACACAACATTACGACACACAGCAGTAAACCAACGGTCAACAATATCAGCATCCGTATCATTTTTGTCCATCATGTAACCATGACGAACTAGATCGGCAATAAATTTATCATTCCAATCTAGTTCAAATGATCCATTACTAATGTCGTCAGGATTTACATCCATTGAGATAATATTAATGTAAGCTTCGCCCTTTTCGGTAGCCAACTCCTTGGCAGATTTAACCGGAGCCTTAGGTTTTGTTTCTGCTTTCGACTCAGATTTAGCAGTCGGTTTTTTCTTACGAAAGCGGTCGAGAAATTTCATATTATCTAGTATTACCATAATGTATAACTGTTACACCATCGCCGCTACTAAGTTTGCGCCATGGATCAACAAT